AGAAGATAACAAGATCTACGTGAACTCCAGCATAGTTGATTTGGACTATAACGTAAGTAATCCACCTTTATTAATAAAATTGTAGTGAATGAGTGAAATTTATTTGGTAAACGGAAGTAAAATGAAAATAACATCAATGAAAACTTTCGGTAAACCAAGTGACGCAATTTCATGGAGCAAAGAAAAACTCCTCAATCACGGATACGTTGTAAAGACGGAGAGGTGGCAGGGAATAGAATCTCCAGACCTAATGTGGGAAACGATGAATCATTCATTCCAAATGATCATCCCACAAACCCTCGAAGAATTAAAAGAAGAAGTTAGACCCAATTTACCTTGGGCTGATGACCACTTTGAAGAAAGAGTTAGTGGTAGACCTCTGAATCCCCCACCTTCCCACGAATGGTGGCCGTTCGCTCAAAAGAACAACGAGCAATTCGGAGGAACTACTAAATTCTCCCACACATACCCAGAACGCATCTGGCCTAAATATGCTTCAGAAACTCCAAATTCTGTAATGGAGGGTATTAGATACCAGTATGGTGATTTCGCAGATGTTCTGGATCTACTAGAAAGAGAACCTTATACTAGACAGGCTTTCCTTCCAATTTGGTTTCCTGAAGACACAGGAACAGTTCACGGAGAACGCGTTCCTTGCACCATAGGCTATCACTTCATGAGAAGAGGTGATTACTTCCACATTGTATATTACATCAGATCCTGTGACATTATAAGGCACTTTAGAGACGATATTTACATGGCTTGCCGAAAGTTAATGTGGTTATTGAATCATCTGAAAGAGAGAAAGCCTGATATGTGGAACAACGTTAAACCTGGATATTTTGCCATGCACATAACATCCCTTCATTGTTTTAATAGCGAAAAGGGAATACTAAAACAAAAAAATATTTGATTCTTATGGACTCGATAAAAACCCAAGAAACCCAGCCAAAATTAGACTCTAAGGAGGATCTTATCGCTATTCTCAATGAATTGAGCAATGATAATCCCAACGATCAGATTTTAGGGTATAAGCTAAGAACCTTCTTAACTGCTCTTGGTCAGGGTCAAATTTTAAACACAAAGGAGATAAAATTCATCAATTGATATGGAAGCCAAAAATAAAAAAACCGAACTCGTTCTAGTAAAAGCTCCAACTGAGGGATTATTAGAGTATTATCAAAAACTCTACACAAGGAACCAAACTAAATTCATACGAAGAGCTTCTTTAGAGGCGTCCCATCTAGGAACTGAATTTGAATTTGATGGAAAAAAGCTTACCTTAATGGGATCTGTCGATGCCTTACTCATGCTTGTCAAGGACTCTGAAGATAAATATTATAGAATGAATTGTAATTTGATCTCTGAAATTATTGTCGGAAAACCTTAAAAACTGTCAAATTGATCGAGTATTACATAAAAACACTTAACCCTAGAGCTCATATAGAAGCTTGCTCTATTATCAATTACTTCTTTTGTGAGATCCTAACTGATCGAATCTGCGATCATAGTGAGCCCTTTTATGGTGTCTTTTTTATTAAGTCCACAGAGGAGACCTTCGAGCTATTATCAGAATTTTCTGACGGTATTGTCTTAGAATTACCTCCAGGAAAAGTTATTCGCTAGATCCTTTTCTTCTTCATTATCGATATATAATGAAGACCATACTTTTGGGATTGGGCAAAAATACCAAATAGTGTGATGAAAGAAGAAAATGACATAACCCAAGCCTTCCTTATGAAGCAGATCTTGGATGAGCTAGCTTATCTTAAGTCCAATATGCCTAATGGTGAGTTAAAGCATCTCCAGATGGGATTCGAGGACATGAGAAAGGATCAAAGAGAAATGAAAAACGATCTATCGGAAATGAAGAAAAAACTTCTAGATCCGGAAGACGGCGTTATCGTTAAGGTTAACGAAAACACAAAATTCAGAATTTCTGAAGAAGGACGATATGAGGAGTACATGCAAATCAACATTGATCTTGATTCTCTAAAAAAATGGCAGGGTGGGGTTAATAAAGCCCTTTGGATAATCTTCGGAGCTTTACTTGTTATAGCTTTAAAGATTCTCTTTGGAGTAGCACCTTAATGTCTAAAATTCCCAATTAATCATACTATTCGTATTCTTGGAAACAACTGATACAATTTTTAATACAAAATGGGAATTATCAGAAAATGAAAGAACGAGACAAAGAAAAATATAATGACAATCTTGCAGAATATTCGTCTATTGTAAGAGAAAGAACTAAAGATAGAGAAAGAATATTAGGCTGTCTTAAAATGTTTGAATATTTTGAAGACTATGAAAAGTGCAAAGATCTCATTAATATTTTAAAGAAACTCGACGAAGAAAAGAACGGAATAAATCAGATCTAAATTGGAAAAGCGACTAGATAGAAGAGTTTTTGAAAATGCCATAGCTACTATGCAAAAGTATGGTGTGGATAGTATTTTATCGACTAAAGTTTTTCCTAAGAGAGAAAGTATTAAGCAGTCTCTCATATCTTACTACGAATCCACCGAAGAGTTTGAAAAATGTAAATATGTCAAAGAATTTTTCGAAAAACTCGAATCTGAATACGAGTCTAAATCTAAATCTTCGGATAACAAATCCGCTCCTATTAAGTAATAATTTACCTTTCGCTATCATTTTCCACCATATTCGAAACCTTTAGTTTTTATTAGTATATAAAGTGGAAAATAATTAGATTGTCTTTAATGAAATTTGAAGAACTAACCGATGAACAGATAATTGAGATGTCTAATCTCTACTGGGACCGAGATCTAACTTGGGACGAAAGAATGAAAAGGCTTAGCAGCCTACTCGGTAAATCCGAAAGAACAGTACAATCCTGGATTTCAAAACTCGGGATAACAGAAAAAGCAATTACTGAATCTCCACAGTACATAAAAGCAAAGGAGAGAAAATTCAACAAGAAGAAGAAAAGGTTCATAATCACTTGGGCACAGAACAGCACAGACGTTCATGAAAATTTCATCTCCAATATCGAAGCCTATGCTAAATTCATTAACGCTGACATTCACGTTATAGCAGGAAGATATAAAAATCCAACTTCAGTTTTTACAGACAAAGAGTATGACGTTTGGCCAGATCGCATTCTCCAGTATCTTGATGCTGGAAGACACGAGGTTCACAAACACATGTGGATTATGTCAGATGTTAAGATTCAACCGACCGCAGTTGATCCGATGACCGGACTTCAAGGTATGAGTGGAATTAATTCTTGTGTTTTTGGATCTCCGAAAGTTCAGATGGAAACAATTCCAGTCTTAGAAGGAAATCTTCCTAAACTCATGATGACGACTGGAGCTTGCACTGTTAAAAATTACACAGATTCGAAAGCAGGTAAAAAAGGAGAATTCCACCACACTTTAGGATTCGTGATAGTTGAAATCAAGAATGAAGACATTTTCTTCTCTAGACAAATCACTGCCACTGACGATGGAAATTTCACAGACCTTTTCTATAAGGTAGAGGAAGGAAATGTTACTCAAATAGACACTATAGCAGCTGCAGTTTTAGGTGATCTTCATTACGGTCAGCATGATGAAAGAGTATTAGAAAAAACGCTAGATCTTTTCAAATCACTAAAACCTGAGAATGTGATTTTACATGATGTCTTTGATGGCTTGTCTATTAATCATCATGAGTCTAAAGATCCTTTCATCCAATATCAAAGAGAAGTTGACGGAACAAACTCTCTTAAGAGTGAAATTGAGAGCATGCTAGAAGGACTAGAAAAATTCAGTGGCTATAACGTTTCAATAGTGAGAAGTAACCATGACGATTTTCTAGATAGATGGTTAAAGAACACAGATTGGAGAAAAGCTAATACACTTAAGAATTCGATTGAATACATGGAATTCAGTGCACTCCTCCTGAAAGGTGAAGCACCTAAAGGGATAATTCCATATTTGATCAATAAAAGATTTCCAAGCTTCAGAACTCTTGGACGAAGCGATAGCTTAGTCGTTAATGGATGGGAACTTGCACAGCACGGAGATATTGGATCAAATGGATCTAGAGGATCTTTGATGCAATTCAGAAAATTGAACACAAAAATAATAGTTGGTCACTATCACTCTCCGGGAAGAAAAGATGGAGCTTTGGCAGTAGGGACTTCGACTAAGTTAAGAGTCAACTATAATCTCGGTCCAAGTGGATGGTTACAGTCACATGTGATCATACATCATGACGGGAAGGCTCAACATATTAATTTTATCAGAGGAGAATTCACCACTTTAAAACCTTAATGGAGTCCAGGTAGGTAGCCTAATTTAGAGATATATAACATTAAAAAAATCTAAATTATGGTAATCTACAAAACTACAAATTTGATAAACGGAAAAATATACATTGGACAGGACACCAATAACAACCCAAATTACATAGGTTCCGGAAAAATAATTAAGGAAGCAATAAAAAAATACGGTAAAAGTAACTTTATTAAGGAGATTCTGGAGGAATGTGAAACTCTCGAGCATTTAAACGAGAGAGAAATTTATTGGATTTCTTTATTTAATTCTACCGACAATAAAATAGGGTATAATATATTGCAAGGAGGATTGGGATCTAAAGGATTTAAGCAATCTCCCGATGTCATAGAAAAAATAAAAGAAAATAGTAATTCTGATAAATTTAAAAAAATTATGGCTTCACCTGAGGTTTCATCTAAAATATCAGAGGGACAATTAAAATCGAAGAAAAAGAAAGAGCTACATCTAGCATCAGAATATAGGGAAAAAATGAGCGAAGCTCTTAAAGGTAGAACTTTCACAGAGGACCAAAAAAGAAAAATCTCCGAAAGTTTAAAAGGAAAGAGAAAAACTGAAGATCATATAAAAAATTTATCCAATTCATTAAAAAATAGTGAGAAAATAAAAGGAGAAAAAAACCCCTTTTATGGTATGAAACATTCAGAAGAGACTAAGAATAAAATAAGAGAATCGATTAAAAATAAAAATAATGATAGAAAAAAATAATCCACCTCATTCACAAGAGCTGAAATTTATTGCTGGTGTGGATGAGGTGGGCTGAGGACGTGGATGTCTCTCGGGTCCGGTAGTAGCCGCAGTGGTAATATTACCCGAAGGATTTTATGACACTAGAATAAAAGACAGTAAGCTTATCAAAAGTGTCAAGAAAAGAGAAGAAGCTGAAAAGATTATTAAAGAGAATGCCATAGCATGGGGAATCGGTGCTAGTTCGCCACAAGAGATTGATCAGATCAATATCCTCCAAGCAACATTCCTAGCTATGAAGAGAGCAATCGATTCACTAAGTACTCAACCTGAATTTCTTTATGTGGACGGAGACAAATTTCCAGGTCACAAAGGCATTCCGTATGAATGTGTCATTAAGGGTGATTCTAAAATCCACTCTATTTCCGCAGCTTCAATACTAGCTAAGGTTTATCGAGATCGATTAATGAGATCTATCGGCTTAGAGTTCCGGGAATATCTCTGGGAAAAGAATGCAGGATATGGAACAGCCGACCACATTTCAGCTATAAAAACCATCGGTTTAACAAAACATCACCGTAAAACATTTTGTCAAAATTTTATTTAATATGAACGCATACGAAATCGATCCAGAATTCCCAATTGAGGACTACTTTGAAACAAGAACAATGAATGACATGCTGAAGCTTGAGCTTCTTGCTGAGGCTGCTAAGAGAATGACTCTCCAAGAGCTTGAAGCAAGATTAGGAACAAAGCATGATCTCATCGAAGGTAAACTTAAACCTTTAAACTAAAAACTATGAGTGAGAAAAAATTCGAAGTCAGTGGTGACATTACAGATTCACCTCTAACAGTTTCATCTAAGATAGCTGAAATTGAAGAGTATAAGCAAGCCGAATGGGTTTTTCAATTTGATGACGATGAGCCTATAGTTTTCGCTTGGACAAACGGTGAAGGCGACGAACCAGCAGAGGTTAACATTAATCTTAAAGCTAACTCTCAAAGTTCGATATTCTTTGCTAGCCCAGATCTTCAAAAAAGAATGAGAATCTTTTGTCGAGAAATGAGCGACCAAACAAGGGAGAAGACAAAAAATACCTAAAGTTTGAGTATAAAAGAAGTGGGTGTATCCTGTAATGGCAAAAAGGTAGGTCACCGATTAAAATCGTTTGGAGTTACTGGTTCGAGCCCAGTCACCCACACATTTCTTTTATAACAAGAAGGTATATACAGCAAAAAAAATTTTTTATGCAAGGTTACACTTTAAACGCTGAATTAATATCCAACAAGAAGTTCGATAAAGCTTCTCTAGAGGAAATAAAGAAAAATATGGAATCTAGAGAAGATTTCATAGCTTTCTATTCAATCTTCATTGATTATTCTATGCAGATGAATTTCAGCGACTATATTGAGATTTACATCGAGGATTTTGTTATGGACATTGATCTCCAAAGCGATATTCAACCGATGCTAAAGGATTTAGACGATTTAATACCAGGAGGTTTGGCTGACGATTCTAAAATTGAATGGTCTTCTGCTCTTTCACCTGTAACAGTTGTTTGGTATAAGGACAACAACGTTTGGACTGAGAAAATATCAGAAACTGAGGGAGAATTCCTGGACGACGAATGGAATGATCAAGATGACTATGATTCAGATCCATACGAGAGAAGATATCCAACTAGTTTGGATGATGACGACAATTGGTAATTTTCCTGTTTTTAACCAGGATTAATATATAAAGATATTGTATTGAAGGGTGCCTTTCGTACTTGGCGTCCCGGGTCTTAATCGGCCTTAGAGTTGTTTTAAAAAGCAGCAAAGGGATAGTTAAAAAAACAAAAGAAGGTAAATGAAAAACAAAGCAATGGGAGTTTATGAAACTTCCAAACCACAAGCCTGGATTGCCGTATCCAGCAACAGACAAAAAATCTACGGTGACAAAAATGTCTATTTAGACAATGGACAAGAGTTCCAAATTGAACTCTACAATCCAACAAATCAGCCTTATCTGGCTAAGATCTCACTAAACGGAAAACTTATCAGCTCATCGGGCTTGGTGTTGAAACCAGGTCAGAGGTATTTCTTGGATCGATTCATCGATGACAAGAAGAAACTGGTTTTTTCCACCTATGAGGTTGACGATAATCCAGAGGTTAAGCAAGCTATTGCAAACAATGGAATGGTTAAGGTTGAATTCTATCCAGAACAAGCCCCGTTAAATTGGGGTACGATAACAACTACCCAATGGTACCCGTATCACCAAACATGGACAACAACTCCAAACGTTTGGTCTACTAACACTGGTGGTATTACGTTCGGTAACGGAACTCTCACTTCTTCCTCTGGAACCATTACAACGTCTTCTGCTTACTATAATAGCACTGCAGACTCTTTCTCAAATTTAAGAGAAAGCAAAAGCATGGAGACAGGTAGAGTTGAACAAGGTTCTAAATCAAACCAGGACTTCACTAACGTCAATGGAAACTTCTCTTGGATCTGGACTTACTCTTCCGAGTATCAAATCCTACCAAGATCTGTAAAGCCTGTAGAGGTTTCGGAAATCAGAGACTATTGCACAGAATGTGGAGTCAGAATCAAAAAGAAGACTTGGAAATTTTGCCCAACCTGCGGTGAAAAACTAGTCTAAAAATTTGTACGAGAGGCACCCCATACAATACACTCTCTGTGAAATTTTATCCAACTACATTCATACAATCTGTAAAAGAATTCACCTTTGAAAATATTTTTTATAGTTCCTTATCTCTCCACTGGAGGAATGCCAGAATATCTCAAAAACAAAATTGAGAAAATTGGAGATGCTGCAGACATCTGGGTTTTCGAAAAGAGCCACGAAAAAGTGTACAATACCGTTAGGAAGAGAATAGAGAATCTAATAGGAAACGAAAGGATCATAACATGGAAATCAAAACCAGAAGAACTTTTAATTGGAGCAATTAAAAACATCCAACCAGATGTGATCCACTTTGAAGAGCCATGTGAGAGTTTTCTTAGTCAAAGCCTATTAGATCAGATTTTCACACCGGATAGAAGTTATAAGATCTTTGAAACCCTTCACGACTCTTCAGTCTTTCCGAGTGAGAAAATATATTTACCAGACAAATTTTTGGTTGTAAGTCCATGGCAGGTTAAACAACTTCAATCTCTTGGAGTTCCTGTTGAAGTTCTAGAACATCAACTAGACAAAAAATCATCAAGAGATTACCATGGGAGTAGATCTAAATTGGGATTTGACCCAAATAAGAAACATGTAGTCCAAATCGGAATTTTCACTCCCCGTAAGAATCAAAAAGAAACAATTGCTTATGCTAAGCTTCTTCCTGATGTCCAGTTTCATTTCGTTGGAACAGTGGCCGATAACTTTAAATGGTATTGGGAACCTCTTCTTAACGATCTTCCATCCAACTGTAAAATCTGGAAAGAAAGGGATGATGTCGATCTGTTTTATCAAGCTGCAGATCTAGTCATATTTCCATCCATTGCATTATTCAACGACAAAGAAACCAGTCCTCTGGTTATAAAGGAAGCTATTTCTTGGGAAGCTCCATTGCTTCTTAGAAATCTACCTGTCTATGTCGACATGTATCAAGAATCAAACAATATAATTTTCATGAAAGATAATTTCAACCAAAATCTCGAACTGATTGCCAAAATCCTAGAATCTGAAGGTAAAACACTAGAGAAAGACCTATTCAGTTTCTCGTATGACCAGGAAGAGAATAAAATCTCATTCAGCTACAACTCAGAGGTTATATTAGGTAATCTTTGGGTTTCTATTAAGGATAGAGATTCCAATACCTGTATTCATTCTTTTGAAATCAGATGTGGACTAGATCGTAGCTGGTGGTGTGTGCCTATACCTAAGCCTTATTTTGATTTCCAAAACGATAAAAACTTCAGTGGATTCAAGATAGAGTTTTATTTAGATAAAGAATCACTTCCAGTTTTCGTATATCAAATAGATCTCAAACCTAGTATTATTAAGAAACATATTCCTTCAATTTCACACATCAACTTTGATCCTATTTTTGTTAACTATACACAGTTCTTTGTTGAAGACATTTATAAAGGTTTCTTCGCCGGAGCTAGAGTTTTCAGTGCTATTGACATTGGAGCAAACGTTGGACTCTTTACTGAATGGATCTTAGATAGATTTGGTTCTGATACTCGAGTCATAGCAGTTGAACCCAATAAATTTGCTGCTCAAGCTTTCAGAGAACTTCATCACAATAAAAATAATGTCATATTAGAAGAGGCAGCCATTTGGAAAGAGGATGGACAAGAAATTGAAATGATGGTTAATCCAGGAAACACCCTAATTTCTAGTATAGAGGGAAGTGGATCTGGTTATAGCACTTCACAGAAGGTCCAGACTAAAACTCTAAAATCAATTATGGATGATTACCTGTATCCAGAGATTGATTTGTTAAAGGTAGATGTCGAAGGAGCGGAGTATGAAATTTTCGAATCCTTATCTACTGATTTTCTTAAGAAATTCAAATACATGATTATCGAGTTTCATAACAACAACGGAAGAGCACCTGTTTTGATAGAGAAGATATTAGCTGCTGGATTTAGTGTAGATCTTAGAGATGATGACACTAGATTTGCTGTTGATCAGAATTCGGATAGAGGTACTATTTTTGCAACTAGAACAATTTAAAACTAATTAGGATTTAGAGAATGAGGATAGCACAGATCACGCCTGGAGTAATACCAATCCCACCTAACGGATGGGGAGCGGTTGAAAAGATTATTTGGGAATACACCAAGGTCCTAACTTCTTTAGGTCATGAAACACAGATTCTGTATACTGATGATGTTAAACCAGGAGAGTGGGATATTGTTCATGTTCACATGGCCAATTTAGCCTTAGTTCTGAGAGACAGAGGAATCCCGTATGTGTTTTCGCATCACGATCATCACGCATATTATTTTGGAAAGGATTCGGATGTCTATAAGAAAAATCTTGAAGCCATTAAAGGATCAGTGTTGAGTTTTGTGCATGCAAAATATCTAGTCGATTACTTCGACAATCAACCGCAATTACGATATTTAGGTCACGGAGCAAACATCCATGATTACTCTTTTGTTGATAGATCATCCGATCTTCTACAGAAAGGTGCCAAGCTTATAATGATGGCTCACAATGGAATACTCGGTGATTCTAAATTTGACAGAAAGGGATTTATACCAGGTGTGCTGGCTGCTAAAAAATTGGATCTGCCGATCACTGTAATTTGTCCAAGCAATGTCAATAAAGATTTCTTTGAAGCTAATCCTGAAATATCTAGTTACGAGAAACTGACTGTGTTACATGATTTAGATTACCAAACCTCTTTGGGTGTAATGAATTCACATCACGTTTTTCTTAACCCTGGTGTTCTTGAAGCTGGCCATCCTAATCTCACGGTAACCGAAAGCATTTCGATGGGGATTCCGGTAGTTGGAACTATGGAAGAAGATCTATCCGGACAGAAAAGAGTTCCA